GTTGATCCCCACATGCATCTTATTAAATATTCATGAATAGGTCGATGTGGCAAATAAATTGGTTGACTTTCTCGCCGGTTTCGATTACGAACAAAAAATTGTTTCAGAAACACAGCATTTTCTTGTCTAATTTCCCCTAGTTCTTTTTTCGGAGTAACAAACGGAACATCATTTCTCACATCTCTTAAAGCTCCTCCTACAAAAGTTCGTACCCAATGATCATATTGAACCTCTCCTATGTAAGATTCCAACTCAAAGTCTCTTTTTATGCCGTTCATGTGATCATCACCATATGCTTTAAACAACACAGTTTTCACCAAAAGCTGAGCTTGAAAACGCTCACGCAACTCTTGAGACATTTTGTAACTCTGCATCACACAAAACAAAAAGAAATACAATGTCACAATATATGTATTTCCATGTGAAGTCATCCATGCTCCAGTTGGCATTTTCCCCACAATTACCGCCCAAATACGGGAAAAAAAATGAACTAATCGAGCAGAAATTTGCCGTGCACAAAACTCCACTATCCGTCTCATAATTTGATAATGAGGATGATCTTCTTTATAATACACAATTCCCATGGTGTACATTAATTGCAAAAACACATAATGTATTGTTTGATCTAAAGCTGTGAAATCACCATCTCCGAATTTCACATTTGTTTCTTGTCCTGGAGGGAAATTGTATTGTTTCACAAAATCATCCACTCCTCCTCTTCCCCACTTCATTCCAATACATATGGAACCCCATCTCTCAACAAGCATTCGAACCATCTGACTTGTCCTTTCTTGAACTATCATAAACAAATTTCCTATCTCAAAAGTCCGACTCTTATTCAAAAAAGCATCATATTTGTCTTGGGATGCGGCTGCCGTGAAAGAAAATTTCGTTTCCGCTTTCCATGCCTGATTCCAAATGACTAATGGTGGCTCAACTCCTGACCAAAAAGCCGCTGCCGAACGCAACACCGGTTCAAACGCATGAATTTTTTTTAATCCTGCTTTCTTTTCTATCCTTCCTCCATTGGGCAACTTTAATGATGTAGGCTTTTCATCAAATTGGCCACTCGCGGCCCCTAAATATATGTCCTCTATCCTTTGAAAAGACACTTCTGGATTTATGGTCCCAAATTTATCTCGAGAACCTATTGCTTCATAAAGGTAATCAAGAGCTTCTGGCACGTGTTTAAGTGCTTGCCTCAATGGTTCAGTTATCACATCCGTTGGACGACTGTGTGCTGCCAAAATTGGCACAATTTTACTATCTTCCATTGAGCGCGTTGCTGAAATAACACTCGGCCTTCCATTTAATCCACCGAAAACTTTGTTATATTGACTTTTTTTACGAAGACACAACGCCAACAGAGGAGCGGGATCCTCTCGATCCGTTGTTTCATCTTGAAAATTTGACACTTCCTCTAAAGGCTGAAACACGTACTTTCGATACCACTGAATTGGTTTGTTTACTCCCAACATTTCATGGAAGGACACTCGGTCAGCATATTGCATAGCCAACTCTGCTTCTTTATCTACTTTTAAAAGAGGCTGGCAAGATGCTCCTGTTACTTTTGGAAGAGGTGCTTGTACTTCATGAAAATTTGTGAACCCTGTCGCTTTTATTGCTGAAAGAACTTGTCTTTCAGTTGAATCCCCTGGACGAATGTTCGTTACTTGTCCTCTCTTCACTTCAAACACTTTTTCTAACTGACTAGTAATTTCTAACAATATTTCATCAGTGGTTTTTGTGCGCTTCCCATCGTTTCGAATAATGTGAATAGGTGCTTTTTTTAATTCTGCACGAAAATTTAACACCAAATCACAAGGACAATGTTCATCATGACGACATCGCAGAGGACCTCTCCATTCATAGGTCATAAAGCTCTCTCTTTTCTTCTTTTGCAGAAAGCCTGGGTCTTCTCCAATCATATCACACATATT